TTTCAATGGCGTTTACAGATGGAACTGCTACTCCAGCCGCAGGAGCAACAGTATTGCCAACAGGGGTTGAAATGATCGCAAGTGTTGGTAATATAAGATCAACTCCTTGGGCTAATGTTGTTACTGGGGCAAGTAACACCTGGACTAAGGTTGCGGCATAATTTATGAAATTGAATTTTTTAAAATATAGGTATATAAATTAATCATGGCATCCACTTATTCAGATAGACTTAAAATAGAACTTATGGAAACAGGGGCAAATGCCAATGTTTGGGGAACTAATACAAATAACAATTTAAATGTCATTGAAGCATTCGGTGCAGGTTATCTTGCAAAATCTGTTGCGGGTTCCGCTGATGTAACTTTAACAACAGCAGACGCAGATCCTAATTCAGAATCAGCAAAAAAAGTTATCGAATTTACAGGAGAGTTAACTGGGGATATTAAAGTTTTCATTCCTGCTGTAGAAAATAACTACATATTCTTTAATAATACAACAGGATCTTTTACACTTACTGTAGCACCTACAGGTCACGCATCTAATGGAGCTGCTATTGTACAAGGTTCTCACACAATTCAATACTGTACAGGAGATACAGTAGTAGATCTTTTTGCAAATTCTTTAGGAACTGTCAGTGTTAAAGGAAACGCAAATGTAGCTTCAGATGTAACAGTTAAAGCAAATGGTCAGTTAAGTGCAACTTCTTTTACAGGAAGTGGTTCTGGATTGGATGGCGTTGTAACACTTGATCCAGGAACACAAATGGTTTTTTTAGAAGCTTCCGCTCCGACAGGTTGGACACAAAACACAGCTTCAACTCTAGCAAACGCTACTCTAAGAGTTATTACATCTGGCACAGCAGGAACAGGCGGTGCAGATAGTTTTGAGACAGTGTTCGCATCTAAAAGTGCTGCTGGTGATCCCACTGCAAATGATTTATCTAGTTTATCAACATCAGGCGGCACAGTGGGTAGTACTACTCTTTCGTCACCACAGATGGCAAGTCACACACACAGTCACACAGCAGTTCAATCAAACTTTCCTACAATTATAAATGCTTTTGCAGCAGGAGCTTCATTAAGCAATAGTCATAACTACAATAACAACGCTGGTGGAGGTGGTTCTCATAGTCACCCTGTGGCAGGTACTGCTTCTTTTACAGGAAGTATAGCAACATCATCCCCTGTAAGTCTTTCTGTACCTAATATGGATATTAAACATGCAAATGTAATAGTTTGCAGTAAGGATTAAAAATGGCAAGTACGTATTCAGATAGATTAAAACTAGAATTAATGGAAACAGGTGCAAACGCAAACACCTGGGGGCAAAACACTAATACTAATCTCGAAACAATTGATGCATTTAATGCAGGTTATTTATCTAAATCAGTGGCGGGATCTGCTGACGTAACTTTAACTACCAATAATGCCGATCCTAATGCTGAGGCATCTAACAGAGTTATTGAATTTACAGGAGCTTTAACTGGGGATATTAAAGTCTTTGTTCCCGCAGTAGAAAACAATTATATATTTTTTAACAATACTACAGGATCTCAAACACTTACAGTGGCTCCTACAGGACACGCTTCTAATGGTGTAGTTATCACTCAAGGTGCTCACACTATTCAATATTGCACAGGAAATAAAATTATAGATTTATTTGCAAATTCTTTTGGTAATCTTTCTGCAAAAACTCAAATTAAAGTTGGAGATAATATTAAATTGAACGCTAATGGTGTTGTTGAGGCAACAGCTTTGGTGGGTAACGGTGCGGGTTTAACGGGTGTAGAAGAATTCGCATCAGGTACGGAAGCGTTGTTTGTACAAACAGCAGCTCCCACAGGTTTTACTACAAATACAAACTCAACTTTAACAGAATGTTGTTTACAAGTAGTTACAGGAACAGGTGGCGGTGCAGGAGGAGCGGATGCTTTTAGCACTACGTTTGGAGGTTCAAAAACAGCTACATCATCAGGAACTCCTTTAGATGTTTCTAGTTTGACATTATCTGGAATAGCTGCAGGTAATCACTCATTAAGTACACCTGAAATTCCAAGTCATAACCATACCACAGTTGTGGTAGCTAACCCTGAGCCATCTCCTTATGGAGATCAAAGGGGACCTCAAATTAACGGACAAGGTGGTAGAACTGTGGCTGTTAGAAATTCAGGCGGTGCAGGTGGATCAGGTGCTCATGGTCACCCTTTAACAGGTGTTGCTTTGAGTGGAACAATATCTGCTGATCTATCTTTATCAGTACCTACTATGGACTTAAAACGTGTAGATAGTATAGTAGCAACAAAGGATTAAAACATGACAAGTAATTATTCAAGCAGTTATAAATTAGAGCTCCAACAAACAGGAGCAAATGCAAACACCTGGGGCAATAACACAAACAATAACCTAGAAACGGTTGATGCTTTTTCAGCAGGGTATTTAGCTAAATCAGTAGCAGGTTCAGCAGATGTTACATTAACATCAAATAATGCTGATCCAACCGCTGAGGCTTCAAATAAAGTTATAGAACTCACAGGAACTTTAACAGGAAACATTAAAGTTTTTATTCCTGCAGTAGAAAACTATTATTATATATTCAATAATACCGCAGGTTCTTTTACCTTAGATATAGCACCCACTGGGCATGCTTCAAACAGTGTTGAAATTGTTCAAGGTTCTCATACAATATTATATTGTAAGAATGGAGATGAGGTTGTAGATCTTTTTGCAAACTCTTTAGGTAACTTAAGTATTAAAAATTCATTAACTGTAAATGGTGCCGTGTTTACGGCAGCAAACGGAACTGTTGATGCAACCACATATTCTGGAAATGGAGCTGCTTTGACTGGGGTATCAAGTATTCCTTCTGGTACAACCGCTTTATTTTTTCAAGGTGCAGCTCCTAGTGGATGGACTCAAAATACTGATGCTTCAATAAACACTACTACTTTGAGAGTGGTAACAGGAACAGGTGCTGGAACAGGCGGAGCAGATAGTTTTGCAACTGTATTTAATAATTCTAAAAATACTGCTTCCGGAGCTTTTACTTTTGACGATGTAAGTGGTGCCACAACAGACACCTCTGGTATGTCTTTGGGAGCCACTAGTATTGGTGCTCCTGCAATGCCTACTCATACTCATACAGATTATAATCAACCACAATTAGTAGGACAAAGAAACTTTTTTGATGTATCACGTGGTGGTAATGTTCAGTCTAGTAGCACTGGTGGAGGTGGTTCTCATAGTCACCCAGTTACAGGTGGAACTCTTGGTGGAAGTGCAAGTGCTACCACTGCTTTAGCAGTGTCCAATATGGATTTAAAATTTGCAAATGTAATTGCATGTTCCAAAGACTAGTGATAATTTTAAAGTAATAAATGCCAATATTCGATCCAGACGGAAAGTGCCCTCTTTTAAATAAAAAATGCATAAAACATCAGTGTATCTGGTATAATATGTTACAGGGAAAAAATCCTCAGACAGGTCAAAACGTACAAGAATGGGGATGTTCAATAGCGTGGCTCCCGTTACTTTTAGTTGAAAATTCAGGAAAACAAGTACAAACAAACGCTTCTATAGAGTCTTTTCGTAATGAAATGGTTAAGGCAAATATGGTTACCTTAGCTTTAGTGGAAACACAAAAAAAGAAAGAAGAAGGTAACAAAGAAAATGGTAGTATTTGGGGCAATATTTCTGCCAGTCAAGATGCTCTTGCAAATGGAGAGGATGTTACTGAAGATATTGCATTGCTATCTAATAAAAAAAATGATACAAAAAGAAAGGTAAAAAGGACTAAAAAAAATGCCAATAACAATAAACAACGTAACAATAAATAATCGACTTACTATTATTAACGATGCTGATGTAAATAGAGAAAACCCTAATAATGGGCCTAAAGAATATTCAGGCGATACCGAAGTAGATGTATTAATTGATGGTACTGCTTATTTAAATATAAACGGTGCTGATATTGTTCCAGATAATGTTCACGCTTTACAATATAAACCAGCAACAAATTCTGGTTGGATAGAGTTTGACGGAACAGGGCCTAATCAAGATATTGGCCCATCTGATATACCTGCTTGGGCAAACACTATGGTCACAAGATGGAATGGTGCAAAGGCATATGAAGAAACCTACAATTCAACTTATCAAACAGAGTTTGATAATGCTGTAGCAAATCTTGATTCAAGTTCTGAAACATATGGATCAGACTTAGCCAATGCTCAAGCTTCTGCTCAAACCACTGCCGTATCAGCTGCTACCACTGCAAAAAATAACATCTTAAGTGCTTAATCTTAAAAGTTCGGTATTAGATTACTCCATCACAATTAAAAAGGTGATGAAGGAACCTTTGATTAAATTAATTAACGAAGAGATTTACTCTAATGTTGATGCTTTTGAAAATGGTGCTGTTTCTAATGGTGAGAATCAAAATATTAGATCGGTGAAAGTAAACGGACTTTTCGAAGATGACATAGGTTCTTCTGTGTCCAGAAGATTTATATTCAATGATTTAAAAAAATTTACTTCATCTTTAGAAGACTCATATAGGGAAAGTGTATGTAGTTTTTATCATTCAAGAGATAATTACTTTCAATTTTTGTATTATGATTCAAAAATGAGAGGTCATTATGATTATCATACTGATTATGTGAAAAAACATCCTAGAATTTTAACTATTATAGTCGGATTAAATTCTGTTGACGAATATGAAGGGGGAGAACTTTTCGTTCAAAATCATATGAAGGGTGTTAAATTAGACAAAGGAGATGCAATAATGTTTCCCTCAAATTTTATGTATCCTCATAAGGTTGCTCCTGTTACAGAGGGAGAAAGAAAAGTTTTAATAATATGGACCCAGTAGCTTTTTTTAAACAAAACAAATATGTATATGTACCACAAATGATAAGTGGGGAGCTTACTAATTTTATATATAATTATTTAATTTTAAAATCTTGTACTAATGTTGATTTTAGTCAAGATACTAAAAAACCAAGAATGGATTATCTAAGATACTGTTATGCAGACTTAAGCACTGAGACTTTATCAAGTGTACTGTGTGAAAAATTAAGTTTTATAACTCAAAAAAAACTATGTCCTACCTACACTTACACAAGAGTTTATAGCAGAGGTGATGAATTACCTCCGCATACTGATAGACCTTCTTGTCAATACTCAGTAACTATTAATTTTGGTGGAGATCCTTGGGCAATTAGTTTTGGTCAGTTTAACAAAGATAGAAATCTTAACGATGGATATAGTTTACTTACTTCAGTTACTTTAAAACCAGGAGATGGTGTAGTTTATATGGGCGAGGAGTTAATACATTGGAGAAACAAATTTAATGGAGATCATTGTGCACAAGCTTTTCTTCACTATATTGATGAGGATGGTCCTTATCATCCAGAGTGGGCGTTTGATAAAAGACCTAACATTGGTTATAGGTAATAATGATTGATTATTGTGATGATATTTTTGATAAAAAATATTTAGATGAAATAGCAAGTGAGTTAATTAAAGCTCCCTGGTATGCACAAAATGTTGCTAATAGAAATTCTTGGCCTTATCAAGAAAGAGGCTCACACAGATTATTAGGTGATTATTTTTTTCATAGACTTAGTGAAGACGATATAAGATACAATTCAAATAGAAATCTATCTAATAATTTTATAAATGCTTTTAAGGCTATTAATCAAAGATTAAATAAAGATTTACGATTAATGGAATGTGATACGAATCTACAATTTAAAGGTATGGATGGTAGTTTTCACACAGATGGAAGAGATGATCAAATAGCTTATATATTAATGTTAAGTAATGAGATTGTTGAAGATATTGGTGGTGAATTTATAAATGAAACTATGAATTTTACTGTCCCTTATAAATATGGTAGGGTTATAGCAATAACAGCTAGTGATAAACACAGAGCTAATGCTTTTACTCAACCACATATCGCTAGAATATCAGTAAAATGGTTAGGAGAATTAAATGCTTAATAAAGAAGAATTAAAAAACAAAAACTTTAGAATTTTTTTAGGAATGCCTATGTACGGAGGTATGCTTACAGAAAACACAATGCATGGCTTACTACAATTACAACAATGGACAATGGCTAATAATGTAGGAATGCGTATACAAACAATGGGTAATGAGAGTTTGATCACCCGAGCAAGAAATACAGTTGTTTCCATGATGATGGACCATAAAGATTTTGTTGCTACTCACTTATTGTTTATTGATTCTGACATAGGGTTTCAGGCTCAAAATATTGAAAGATTGCTTTCTTTTGATAAAGATGTTGTGTGTGGTATTTATCCTCGTAAACATATTTATTTTGATAAAATAAAACAAGCTTTACAAGAAAATCCTAATGCTGATGCTGAAGAACTTGAAGTAAAGTCTTTAGGCTATAATCTTAATTTTGATGATCCATTAAATGTTAAAATGGAGCATGGTTTTTGCAAGGTGCAAGAAGCAGCTACAGGTATGATGCTTGTAAAGAGAGAAGTTTTTACAACCATGATGAAAAAATTTCCAGAACGTAAATATGATTCAGATCAAATTGTAAATGGTCAGTCTTATAGCTCTGACAATTGTTATGATTTATTCTGTGCAGGTGTATATGAAACAGCAGGTAAAAAAAGATATCTATCAGAGGATTATTATTTTTCAAGATTATGGCAAGAATGTGGAGGAGATATATGGGCTGATATAGCTATGCCTCTAACACATTTTGGTAATAGGGCATTTAAAGGACATGTAGGCTCATTATTTAAACAAAAAACGGATAATGATTGAACAAGTAGTTTACAAAGAATCAGTTTTTTATAATGATTATAAAGGTGATGCTAACGTCATACAATCACACATAGATCATATTTTAACTTTTGATAAGGGTAGAAAAATTAGTAATGCAGGAGGATATCAAAGCAATTTTATTACTTTTGGTTTTAATGATTTATTACAATTTGCATTAGATAGTTTTGCAACCATTGGTAAAAAGGCACAATTGAACACCTTTTGGTTAAATATAAATTCAGGTAATGATTTTAATTACGTACATGTTCATTCTTTTGAAGAGTGGTCAGTAGTTTATTATCACAAAGTTTGTTGTGAAAAAGCAACTACAAATTTTCATCATTTAGTTCCTGCGTTAATACCTGATAAATTTAATTTCGTACCAGTAGAAAGACGTATGATTTTTTTTAAAGGAGAGCTGCCTCATTCTGTTAGCCCTTGTGGAGAGGCAAACCATCAAAGGATTACACTAGCTTTTAATTTTCGTATTCTACAAGAGTAATGTTAATAAATTATGCTTATACCTCACAGGTATTACCTAAAGCAATACTATTAGAACCAGTCAGGTATTTAAATTACTATGAGATAGGAAAACCTTATATTAACTGCCCTGCTATAACAGACTTTTATAAAAATGTTTTTGTTATACCAATGCCTCTTGATTTTTACTGTAAAATTGCACTTGATCAAGAGCAAGTAATTTTTAAGGAATCAAACTTACAAATAGAAGTTGCTAGAGCCTTTTGTCAGATACAAGGTAGTTCTGATTTATCTTACGATATGCAGTTCTCTCCATTAGAAATTACATATTGGTCTGATGAAGATTGTGTCACTGAAGCTTGGGGACCACCGATGAATAACCTCTTAAATATTGGTGGATGTTATAATATTAAAAATTGGATTAGACCTAATCACTCAGCATATTTAATACCAAAAAAAGCTACTGAGTTAGTTTTAGATTTTAAAAAAGGTAATCCATGGCTATTTATAAAGTTTAATTCGGAAAAGAAAATAGACCTTAAATACAATTATGATTTAGCTATCTTGGAAGAAGCAAAAAAAATGGCTCGTTCTAGTAGTCTAATATCTGGTGTTAAAAAATACTTTAAAAAATTTAATAAAATCAGACCTAGAAAACTTACAAAATAATAGTATATTGACAAAATGCCCTTAGTTAATTTTAGACCAGCTCCAGGTATTAATAAAGAAGTCACTGATTACACAGGCCAAGGCAAGTGGACAGACGGTGATAACGTACGTTTTTTTCAGGGATTACCCCAAAAAATACAAGGATGGGAGAAGTTTATTGCTACAACTCTAGTAGGAGTGGCTAGAGATCAACATGCTTGGGTAGCCTTAGATGGCACAAGATACAATGCTATAGGCACAGATAGAAAATTATACGTAATACAAGAGGGATTAGCTTATGACATTACTCCCATTAGACGAGGACCAACTGCATTAACTAATCCTTTTACAACAAACGCAACAACCTCTGTGGTAGTCACAGATACCGGTCATGGTTGCGTGCAAGGGAGCTTTGTAACCTTTGATTCATTTTCAGCGATAGATGGACTAGATATGAATAAAGAGTTTGAAGTAACTTCTGTAGTTAATTCCGCTGCATATGTAGTTACTCATACAAGCACCGCATCTGGTTCTACAGCAGCTGGAGGAGGAACAGGTAATGCTACCTATCAGATAAACTTAGGTCCAGAATTTTCTGTTCCTGCTTTTGGTTGGGGAACAGCCACTTGGAACACTGCTACATGGGGTACACCTAGATCAAGCTCTAATGTAACACTTGAAGCGAGACAATGGTCATTAGATAATTTTGGTGAAGACTTAATAGCCACTGTTTTAAACGGTGGTACTTTTCAATGGGATACTTCAGCAGGTGTTTCTACAAGAGCTGCTGCTGTTACTAGTGCTCCAACGGCTTCAAGATTAAGTTTAGTGTCAACACCTGACAGACATTTAATGATTATGGGAACAGAAAGCACGATTGGCGATACAGCTACTCAAGATGATTTACTTATTCGATTTTCTGATCAAGAAAATATTACCTCATATCAACCAACAGCAGAGAATACTGCTGGTTCACTACGTATTGCTGACGGATCACGGATCATGGCAGCGGAACGTTCTAGAGGTCAAATATTAGTATGGACAGATACCTCACTACACTCACTACAGTTTATTGGTCCACCTTTTACTTTTGGTCTTAGACAATTAGGTCAGAACTGCGGAATTATTGGAAGTCATGCGGGTGTTGATTTAAATGGTACTGCTTATTGGATGTCGCAAGATTCTTTCTACCTGTTTGATGGTGCGGTGAAAAAATTACCTTGCACAGTAGAACAATTTGTTTTTAATAATATTAATCAAACAGCTGCAGAAAATGCTTTTGCCGGGCATAATGGTGAATTTAATGAAATACTATGGTTTTATCCTAGAACGGGATCTGATCAAATAAATGCAATTGTAGCTTACAATTACTTAGAGCAAACTTGGTGGACTGGAACTCTTGCCCGCACATCATGGATTGATCGTGAAGTATATGACAATCCAGTGGGAACTGAATATCTTGCTAACACAGTTGCAAATAATGAAACAATATTAGGATTGACTGATGGTGCAACTCAAATTTATTTACATGAGACAGGTAATGACGCAGATGGTCAAGCTATGACTGCTTTTGTTAAATCAGGCTCGGTTGAAATTGGTGAGGGAAATGATATACAGATAGTACAGAAATTAATACCTGATGTTCAGAATCAATCAGGTGTTTTAAACATGGATTTAGAATTTAAATATTACCCTAACAATACTCAAAGTGTTACCAAAACTACAACATTTAGTGATACAACAGAATTTGTAAGTCTACGAGGAAGAGGAAGGGAATTTACTGTCAATGTTGTTTCAAATACAGCAGGAACTTCTTGGAGATTAGGAACTCAACGTTTTGATATACAGCCTGACGGAAGGAGATAAAATGTTTTTATTATGGCACACACTTTTAATAATTGGTTTTTTAGGAGTAGCTTTCACTCTTGGATTTTTAATGGGGAAAAAATTTAAAAAATTGACATTATAAAATTTTATGAAGAAAGGAGATAGATTTGCTTAACCCCATCGTACAAGAAAGCTTTTATAGTGCAAAAATAGAAGAAAATGTTTGTAAAAAAGCATTAGATTTTATTACACCTCATCAACAAAAGTTTGAAGAACAAACTTGGAATTGTAAAATTAGAACATCAAATACATTAACGCATAATATTCTTAATTTACCAGATCTACATGAATTAAAAATGCATGCCTTAAGTCATGTTTCTAATTACATGTATCAGACAAAATTATTTTTAGATGGATATATTAGAGAGTCTTGGATTAATATATATGAAAAAGATTTTTACCAAGAATTTCATACTCACACAGGTCCTATACATAGATATATATCGGCAGTTATTTATTTAACAGATGAAAACTCTGAGATTGAATTTAATATAGAAAAAAGAACTAAAATAAAGCCTGAATTTTCTCAAATCTTTATATTTCCAGAGCATTTACCACATAGAGTTATACAAAATAAAAACGATAAATTAAGAATAAGCTTGGCTTTTAATTTTGTTTGTTGCGAAGTTTGGGATATAATTAATCTATAATGGCTAAATTAACATTACAGAGATTTCCTGACGCTCCCGATCAATATGAAAGACAACAATTTTCGGAATTAGTAAGACAATTGGAAGAAATGATTCAACAATTAAACTCACAATACACAGAAGACACAAAAGAAGAAGCAACACGAAGAGCTGTCTTTTTTGCTATAGGAGGAGTAAGTGAATAATGTCTGATCGATTTAGAACCTTTACAGCCAATCCTGCGAACACAGGAGCGAATACTTTATTTACTGTTCCTGTAGCTAATGTAGCTGCAACACCTCCCACTCCAGTGACCACTTTTATTGCAAAAACAATTGTTCTACATAATGATTCAGGATCTGGAACTCTAGATGCCGTGCTAACTTACAATGATGGAAGCACTGATTTTGAAATAAATAATGTTGCGGTGGCTCATCAAGCTACAAAAATCATCAATGGTACATTTGTTTTTGAGGAAGGGGATAGCCTAAAAGTCACTTCAAGTTCTGCTAACGATTTGGTTATTAAAGTATCCGTGTTAGAGATCAAAGCACAACAATAGTTTGAAAACAATAAAATTTTCTTCACCCTTAAAAGGTTATGTTGCAGAACCAAAACCTTCTTTACAATTTATTCCTGAAACATTTAAAAAAATGCCAGGATTATTAAAAAACAAAGAAGTATATTCAACTGTTAAAAAATGTATTCCTTTTTTAGATGCTTTTACAACTGGCTACATAATTCCTTTTCAGACAGACATTGATTATATATATGATAAAAAAATTGATGAATGTAGATTTGATTTAAATTTAGCCATACCTAATGAATTTCTTGAATATCTTAAGGTTGAAGAACATCATTCTTTACAAATTTCAAAAGAGCTTAGAAACCCAAGAGCAACAATAGACATAGTTTTAAAATTTTCTAATTCTTGGACAATAAAAACTCCTCCAGGCTATAGTTGTATATTCGTTACGCCTTTTAATCATCCGTTGCCTTTTGAACTTGTAACTGGTGTGGTGGATACTGATTTATATGAATTACCTATAAATTTTCCTTTTTATTGGACAGCAGATCCTAAAAAAGACCATGTGCTTAAACAAGGAACTCCTATGGCAATGGTCATTCCTTTTAAGAGAGAGGATTGGAAAATAGAACTTAGTAATGTGTCTGATAATGAAAAAAATAAATTAAATCTAAAAAGACTAGGATATTTTAGTAAAGTTTTTGACAATTATAAAAGTAAGTTTTGGACAAAAAAGTCATACAAATAACTATTGATTTCAAGATTTTAACCTATAAAAATATATTATGGCAAAGATTATAGATGAACCAATTATCTTACGCTATGAGTATGACGCAGAGGGAAATCAAATCCCTGTCTATAGTTGTAAGGTAGAAACCACTATTACTAATACAAGAACAGGTGTCGAATATGAATCTGAGGATCACGCAAACAATGACGTTGCCGATCCTAGCACCGACACCACTGATAGTGAAATTAGACGAGACGTAAATGTTATTGCACCAAAATTATTTACAGGTGCCGTAATAAAAGAATAAAATAAAAAAGGAGAGAGAATGTCAAAACCATGGTTTGAAATACCAGGATACTTTAATTATATGGAAACATATGAGATGATTGCTCATAAATTACCCGAAGGAAGTAAATTTATAGAACTAGGATGTTTGCTTGGAAAAAGCACCAACTTTCTTGCATCACGGCTCAAGGAACATAATAAAAAATTTGAATTTCATGTTGTAGATACTTTTGAAGGCACGGCAGGTGAACATGATCATATGAGATCTTTTTATGATGAGTTTATGGAAAATTGTGGACATCTTGTTGAAGAAGGATGGATTACAAAAGTACATCAAATGAGAACTGATGAGGCTGTTAAATTATTTGATGACAAGTATTTTGATGGTGTCATGGTTGATGCTGATCATAAATATGAAGCAGTAACAGAAGATGTTATAAATTGGTTGCCTAAAATTAAAGATGATGGAACAATGTTTGGTGATGATTATTATATGCAATCTGTAGAAATGGGATGTAAAAAGGGTTTAACTGATTACTATAAAAAAGCAGTGCATTTAGCTGTTATGATGGGCAAAGAGTCTACGTGGTATCACGATAAATCAAATGATCCTGAAAGATGGCTTAAGAAGATCCCTTAGACTTACTTTTTTTTAAAAACTCTACATCTTCTACCCAGTTGCCTGGTATAACTGTAATACGAGATCCAAATTCTCCACATTCATCGGCAACTAATACTATCTTTTGATCATCTTGATGAAATAAATAACCTACTGAAGTACATTCTGCTAGCTTTGCTTTACGAAAAATGTCTGCCCATTCATGCCATCCTGTCTCAAGAGCATCATGAGCATCAAGCCATTTAACCAATACTAAGGGGCAATCGGTTAATTTAAAGTCTTGGAAGTTACGAATTACTTTCATTATTTTTCTTTGTAATATACCTTAATTTTAGGTATAAATATATAATTAAGGGATCTTAAATGACTGAAAAAATACAAGCACAAAAATTAGCAAAATTAGGTAGATATGAAGATAGCTTCTTGGCTCACGTGGCAGAAGACGAAATGGTCATTCCCTCTGATTTACTCAAATTAAACCCTGATTTAAAAGATGCTATATATAAAGAATTTAGAAAAATAGGACTTGAACCTTCTCGTTTCAGAGTTGGGAGTAAAGCAAACTCTATTAATCCAAAAACTGGTCTTCCAGAGTTTTTTATTAAAGGTATTAGAAAAATTATTAAAGATATCTTACCTGGTGATTCAGAAAAGTATCTTGGTGAAGCAGTTGGTATTTTAACAGGAAATCCCTTACTTGCTGCAGGAGCTACTTTTTTTGAACCTGAAGCTCAAAAGTATGGGGTAAAAGATTATATAGGTGCAGGAGCTAGTGGATATTTTTCTCCTGGTATTGGATCTCTTGGTCAGGTTGCAAAATTTGGTGCAGGAACACCATTAAGTTTTTTAACAGGAGCTGGTAAAACAGCAGCTACCGATTTTTCTTCTTTTCTTTTTGGAGATACTATCGCATCAGGCGGTGCACCCGGTAGAACAACAGCAACACAAGGTGTATTAGGTTCTGGTGGTCAAATGTCTTTTAAAGGTGGATCAGTAGGTGAGGCTGTAACTAAAGTCACAGATAAACTTGGTTTAACTGGAGCTGTTGAAAGTCAAGTAAAAGGTGAAGTTGGTAAAAATATGAAAAAAGGTTTAACTTTTGAAAAAGCATTACAACTAGCATTAGTAACAAAACTTGGTGGTGATTACTTAAAAAGTGAAATACCTACTGATGAAGAAGCTATGCCTAAAGGTTTATTTGAGGTTGTGGAAACAGATAAAGTGTTAAGTGGTTTTGACAAACCCACACCTATTAGTTATGCTCCAGTAGATCCAAGAGTCTTTGTAAAGAATGGAGGACTTATGAGTTTAGCTGAAGGTGGTTTTCCAAGAAAAAATGGTGAGATCGAAGGACCTGGCACTGAAACTTCTGATGATATCCCTGCTATGTTATCTGATGGAGAGTTTGTAGTAAATGCTAGAACAGTTCGTGGACTTGGAAGTTTAATGGGTGGTAAAGGTAAAGCACAAGAAAGATCAAAAGGTGCTGAACTTTTGTATAATATGCAGAATCAAGTTGGAGGTAGAGCATAATGGCTACAATACAAGACGTTCAATATACAGGCATTGTTCCTGCCCCTTATATACAATCAAGGACACAAGAACTTTTAAATACAATTTTTGGAACAGGTGGGACAACTGGATTAATTGAGCAACCAAGAGAAATCCCTGCACAACAAGTAGCTGCATTTACTCCTGTTCAACAAGCTATATCGGAAGCTGCTAATACTGCCGCTAGTAATGTTGGTGCAACAAGTTTAGGACTTGGTGCATTTGAACCATACATGCAACAAGCTAACGCTGCACTTCAATCTGCACAAACACAATTTACACCCACTGCTGAAGGTATCCAATCATTCATGGATCCTTACCAACAGTCAGTAACTCAACAAGCATTAGCTGAATTAGATCGACAGGCTGCTCAAGCTGAAAATCAATTATCTGCTTCTGCCATAGCATCTGGTGCTTTTGGAGGTGGAAGAGAAGGTGTACAACGAGCAGAATTAGGAAGAAATTTACAAGATGTTAAATCCAAAAGAATTTTTGAAGATTTACAAAGAAATTATTTACAGGCCCTAGCGGGATCACAATCGGCTCAGGAATCAGCATCAGCACGATCACTTTATGCTGCCCCACAATTTAGAGGATTAGCTACTACGGCTCAACAAGCACCTCAAAGAGATATTGCTTTTTTACAAGGTATTGGTGCTCTACAACAACAGCAAGAACAAGCAGGTTTAGAAGCACAACGATTAAACACATTAGCTCAACAAGCAGAGCCTTTTGAAAGACTTGATTTTGGTGCTGGTATTTTAGGTGGATTACCTTATCCATCACAATCAGTAACATCCTCTCCTTATCAATACAGCCCTTATTCTCAGTCACTAGGATTAGGCATAGGAGCATTATCTGCATTTGGGTAAACCATGGCAAAATTAGAAAATAGAAAAATGTTTGCGAACTTTCCAGGGTTCGAAAAGATTGTATCTAATGTAAGTGATCTTTATTCAGGTATTGGAACTTTACCTGAGAGAACAAAACTTGACATTGCAGGACAATTTTTAGCACAAAATCCAGAAAGTTTTACTGGAAGAGCTAGACCTGGTACAAAGCTTCCAAGTAGTAGTGCAATTCTTGCAGATGATTTAAAAAATTTATTTGGTGGAATTAGTGCGGGTAGACAAACTGATGAATTACTGCGAGCACAAGCAGATCAAGAAAAACAAGCAAAGATATTAGATACCTCCTTAGATATTTATAAAGAAAGTATCCCTGATGTTTCTGATGATAAAAAAACTGAAACAGAGGGTTTTATTGCAAAGATCAATGCTTACAACCAAAGAATTCAAGCAGGAGAAACTTTAGCAGACTGGGAATTAAAAGATTTAGAAAATTTAGAGGGTATAATTCAACAAAAAGGTACAGGTAAGTATGATGTAAAAGATTATATTGGTTTTAGAGATGAAAAAAGAGAAAAAGCTGATGCAGCAAAAGACACTACAGTTCTTTTAGAACAAGCCATGGAAACTTTAGCTGATCCTGAGATGACAACTAACCCAGTGGTGGCCTCTTTAAGTGGTCTTGTAAAAGTAGGTGACGCATTTGGTTTTGATGTTGATAAAACTTTTAAAAGTTTAGGTTTTGATCGTATTACTGCTCCTGCAGCTTCAACCGATACTCTTGATATAATTAATAGAAGGTTATCCTTAGATTTAGCACAAGCTTTAACAGGTAATAAATCAAACTTTGAATTAGAACAATTGTTAGCGTCTACACCTAACTTAGCGGCTGATCCTGAAGCAAACAGAAAGATATTAAATATTTTAAAATTCTATGCAGATAGAACTATAGCTTACGGAAAATTTGCAAATAAAGCTTCTAATAGAGCAGAATATAATGATTTAGTCGATGAATATGATCTTAAAAACTCGAGTCCATTTAGTGCTAGCTCTGAGTATCAACAATTTAAGTCTGGAGATGATGCTTTTTCAGGGATGAATTTAGATGCAGATGAAGGGAGCTACATTATAGAAGGGCAAGAACAATAATGGCTTTACCAGCAGAATATGAGAGAGAAGTCGTTAATCAAGCAGTTGCCCAAGCAACTTCTAAAACAGATAGTGAATTTGTACAAAACGAAATAGAAATTCCAAGAGAAGAATCTAACACAAAAATATATTTACCTGATGACGAAGAGTTAAGAAAAAAAGTTATTGATGCAAGAGAAGATTTAAAAAACTTACGTCAATATTCAATTAAAAATAATTTTAATTCATTTCAAACAAATCAATTAGTTGACGAACTTTTAAATGATTATGGTTTAACGAAAGAACAAGTAGCGGGTATTTATCAAAGTAATGGTGAAAATCTATATAAATCATTTACAAATGGTTTTAATCAAAGGTTAGCAGGTTTGTTACAATCTGGTTCTGATTTTCTTCCATACATAAATTGGACTGCTTCAGATATTGATGAATATTTATCTCAAGAAGAAGAGTACAGACAAAATATTAAAGACTCTATCCAAAAAGGTTTTGAAACTACAAAAGCTATTGATCCAAGATTTACTCCAAAGACATTAGGAGAGAGAGTTGCAGATCGTGTAGCTGCGGGTACCTTATTAGGTATTGAGTTTGCAGCAGGTGGTGCTGCTTTAACAACTCCCAAAATTGCGGGATCTATACCTGCTGGTGCTAACATTCTGAAACAAATGGGACCTGATACTTTTAAAAATAATGTTTATGATACAGGTAAAAAAGTTATTGATGAGATTTTATCACTCTATAAAAGATCACCTGCAACAGCAGCTCTCACTGATGTTTTAGCTACTACAGGATGGGAATTAGGAGAATTACCTGCTGATTTATCTGATAAAAAAGTTGAAGAATTAAGTGCTACTGAAGCAATATGGAGAGGTATCCTACCTTTTGCTAGTTCATTAGCTTTGCCTGGTGCTTTATACGGCTTTCCTAAAGCAACATTAGACGTGATTATGAATATAGGAGATCAAGGATTGTCTCAGGCATTATTTGGAAAATTTAAAAAAGTATTCGACAAAAAATCTGATGCTAAAGCCTATGATGAAGCTAAAAGTGAAATACAACAAAGTATTGAAAATGACTTTGCAAAACAGAATTTAAAACAATCACAAGATATAGAAGACTTAGTTGCACCCGTTATTGCTTCCGAAAATGCTAAAAAAACTGCAGCTGGAGAAGCAGCTGATTTACAATTTAATTTGTCTTTAGCTGAAAGAACACAAGATCCACAATTAATAAAAACACAATCCTTAATGGAAGCAGATTTACCAGTAAGAACTGAAATATTAACTAACAGACAAGAAAGAGCTTTAAAAAACAAGGCAGTATTAGATGCAACAGTAGCTGCTGAATTTCCTGATGCAATTCCTGTAACTCGTAAGTTTAATGATGGCACTATTGAAGAAGTATTAGAACCTGTTAAAAAATTTAATACTTATGTTGATCCACAAAAGAATTTAAATGCAGCTATAATAGATGATGTACCTGGTAAAATTGCTGCTGCTGAAGAACAATTATTAAAAACATTCCCAAGGGTTCCTGATGAAGTTTTAAAAGATGCAGGTATTTTTGTACGTGGAGAACTAGGAACAAAGGCTAAACAAACACAAGATACTTTGTATGATGAACTAGAAACAACCGTAAAAGAATTTAATCCAAGAATTGTTGTTAATGATTTTGTTGATGATGTAAGAAGCGAATTAGCTGTTAAACCTTTTCAAACAGTAGGGGACTTGCCTCAGGAATATACAATTCTAAAAGATTTAACTAAGCCTTTTGATGATTTATTAGCCAAACTTGGTGCGATGTTAGAAGCTAAACAAATTAGTATTGGAACGGGTGAGTTTGATGAAGCAATAAATATACTTAACCAACGTTTACTTCGTAATAAACAAAAAGGTGATGCACCTTTTGGACTAGCTCCACAATATAATCCTATTGATGAAACTTTTACATTAAGTGCAGATGAAGTAGTTGGTCTTAAAAGAAGTATTGGAGAGTCTTTAAATAAAGCACTTAGAAACCCAAACACAAATTCAGAAAAAATTAGACGATTATCTTTACTACAAAATAAAACAGATCAATTACTGAAATCAGTGCCAGATGCAGTTGAACCTGTAGATAATTGGTTAACAAAATATAACACTGAATATAAGGACCTTTATGAACAAGGAGTAATTTTAAAGTTAAGAACTGAAGCAGGTGATGGTAATTATAAGCTACCCAATGAACGTGTGGGAGCTGCTTTTTTAGAAAGCTCAGAGACTTTAGATCAATTTAAAAATTTCTTTGGTAATAATCCTATTGCCATCCAAGGTATAGAAAATGCCTTTTATGATACTATGATTAAAAATATTTTTAGGCCAACTGGTGTTATTGATAATGTCAAGCTAGATAAGTTTAAAGCAGATAACATTGAGATAATAAATAAAATGGATGAAATAATTCCGAACTTTAAAAGTGATCTTAACAGCAAAACTGATTTAGGAATTAACCTTGCAAACAAAATCAACGAACAAAACGGAAGATTGAATGTTGCAGGTGGTATTGAACTCGAGAATTTAGCAAAAGATAAAGAGTTGTTTAGAGGTATTACTTATAAGAATGCTGATGATATGGTGAAAAAAGCCTTAGCAGATCCAGACGATATGGAAAAAATTGTAACTGCTATAGCACAAAATGATCCTGATGGAATCATACTTCAAGCTTTTAAAAGAGAAATATTTAAAGATTGGTCAGCTCCAATTATGGTGGAAATCAGAAAAGGTAAGTATCCAAAATATGATAAGATGAATGATTACTTAGATAAAAACGAAGACTCTTTTAGAACATTTTTTAATTTAGTAAACGATCCTCAAGGTTTTGATAGATTAAAATTAATTACAGATGCCTATGAAAAAACAGGTGCTATACCATTTCCTATAGGAAGAACTGATCCTGCAAATTTAAGAGATGTTGTAAAAAGCGTCTTTGGTACAGGATCACCACAAATACTTTCACGTTTATTTGCTGTCGCTTCTGGTCGTACAGGAATTAAATTTGTTGGTGGTGAATTGTTGGCTAGGATGTTCAGACAATTGAGTATTAGAAAAAGGAATGATTTAATAGCAAAATCTTTGTATGACAGAGATTTTTCTGAATCCTTAGTCAATATGATTGTTGGTCAAGATATTAAATCAAGAGACATAGAAAATATGATTGGATTCTTAGGACAAATTGGTGGAATGATGACTGACGGAATTGAACAAGACATTAATATGGAAGAGGCTGATAGTTTTAAAAAAAGAAGAGAAGAAGAAATTGCAAGGAATGTGCCTGGAGATCAATCACAAGCAAATATTCCAGTACAACCTGTTTTAAGTTCTCCTACCATTAGCCCCGCATCAAGCTTAAATCAAGTCTCTATGGCGTTCTTACCTCCTTTAAGAGGGGGTGGGCAAACATCATCAAGAGGTCAGGAAGTGTTTGGAGCTACTGATACAGTATTTGGCTAGTTTAAAATTTTTTTTAATAGGTTGGGTGTGTATTGGTTTAGGAGTAGATCAAAAATGTTTGAGAATGGTTTCTGAAGTAAATTTTCCAAATTATGAACAATGTAATGAATATTATAGTTTAGTAACAGAAGACCTCCAAGACTTAGACACTGTAGAAATTAATTTTACTTGTGTCCAAGCTGGATTATTGGAGGATGTTTTATAAAGTTCTTCTCATATAGCTAGGTAATGTACCTTCTGCTTTATAATGTTTGTATGCAGCTAACCAATCTTTTTTATATTCAGCTTTTATAAACTCTTTTAACGCCTTATCTGCGTCAGGCTCTAACGTAAAAAAGTTTCCAAATGATTTTAAAATATTCAACATAAGTAAATACTTATTTTATTTTTTATTAAAATTTTATTGTTGTTTTTGCATATCAGCTATGATCAAATATATCCCATAGGGTAGCAACTTATTGTTTATGTATATACGGCAAAAAATCACTATTTTTAAATAGTAATATTAACTGTTGTTACCCTATACTAACCACGATTTAAGTTCTTCACCCATAACTTCAGAGGATATATTTATTTTTTTGCGAAGAGATTTTATTATTTTTTCATCTACAGTTTTTTCTGTAACTAAATCAATATAAGTACACTTCTTGGTTTGGCCAATACGATGAACTCTTTCTTCTGATTGAACTCTTATTTCTAAATCATAAGAATTACTAAAATAAACAACTGTATTACTTTCTGTCAAAGTTAATCCATAACCTGCTGTACGAGGATTTGCTACTATGTATTGCAATTTACTATTAGGATCTTGAAACTCAGTAACTATACCTTGTCTTTCTGAATCTTTTGTATCTCCATAAAAACCCATGGCTGATTCAAAACCATAAACAGATCTTATTTCTTTTAAAATACTCTTGATGTCATGACGATAATTAGCCCAGATAACTACTTTTTGTCCATCAGCTTCTTCTAATATTTCCATTAGAGCTGAGTATCTATTATTTTCAATGGTTTGAGGATCACCATTAGAATTAATTATAAAACCACAACATATTTGTTGTAACTTTGTTATCTGTGCAAGTACGGTTGTAACATTTACGAGATCATCATTAATAATGGTCATCGCTTCACGCTTCATTTCATCATAAGCTTTTTGTTGTTGAGGAGTTAGTTCAACTAATCTTTTAACATAAACTTTATCAGGTAAATCAAGACAATCTTTTTTTAAAACTCTTGAGGAATGTATTTCTAATTTTTTATTTAATTCATCTAAATTTTTATAATCTACTACTTGTTGAAAACTATGAGAGGCTGTTGATCTTGTTTGTAAAATAGCGTACCGGGAGCGAAAGGCATAATAACTATCATATTCAAGAACATTAGGATGTAAAAATTGACATTGTGAAAATAAATCTAAAGGTGATTTAGTGACAGGCATACCTGATAACAAACGTCTTTTTTTAATTAATTTTCTTAAATTTAAAATGTTTTTAGTCTGTAAAGCTTGAGGGTTTTTAATCACAGTGCTTTCATCAATTGCCATTAAGCAGTTGTTTTCCTGTAGCACTTTTTTAGTAAATTCAATACCTTTTCTTGTTCTGAATGCTTCAATGTTTATTACAAAAAACTTTAATTTTTCATTCTTTTCAAACAATTTTCTCAATTGTTTTTTGTTTTTCATACTTGTGGAATTAGACCAAACAACAATATCATGATCAATTTCATCATTAATATGTTTAGGTATCTCTAATTGAGACCAATTTCTATACACACCTTTAGGGGCTACAACAATACCACAATTAATTTCTTTTTGTTGATACGCAATACACATATCATCTATACACACCTTTGATTTACCTGTACCCATTTCCATAAAAAAGGCATAGTAATCTTTGTTGTGAGATTTACTTAATGCATCTAATTGGTGTTGGTATGGTTGAGTTTTAAAGGCAAACTCATTAACACTTGCAAATTTCATATTCTCCCACTATATTATAATAAAGGAGATGTTCAAATGGAAAATCAATCTGAAATTCTAGCACAACTAGAAGACGATATTCAGGATTTTAACTCTACTGAAAAAGATCAAAAGTCACTTTCGGAGGCTGTCAAAAAGCTAATTCAATATGATCAAGCAATTGAATTAAAAGAAAGTGAAACAAAATCTTTGAAAAAAGCAAGAGATAAGGTCTCTGAAGAAATAATACCAGGAATCATGGATGAACTTGGCTTATCTAAGTTAAAATTAGATAATGGTTTACAATTATCAATTGTAAATGATATCCGTGCTCATATTAGTGAAGCTAACAAATCTGCTGCCTATGAATGGTTAAGAGATGCAGGGCTTGGCACTATTATTAAAAATCAGGTTGCAGTGCAATTTGATAAGACACAAGATGCTGAAGCAGTTGCCCTTAAAGAAAAACTTAACGCTGAAGGACTTCCTGTATTACATACAGAAACAATTCACGCAGGCACGCTTAAGTCTACTTGCAGAGAGGCCGTAGAGAAGGGTATTAACATACCAGAAGACCTCTTTGGACTATACATTGGTAAGAAAACCAAAGTTTCAAAAACCTAAGGAGGTAATATGGCGAAACGAAAAACAACACCTAAGAAAAAAGGTGCAGTGGCTACCAAAGACGCAAATACAGAAGTAGCTACTTTAAATATCGATTCATTTCTTGAACAAAACGCAGGAGATGGTTCGCAAAACATTGGTTCTAATGATTTAGAACTACCAAGACTAAAATTATATCATGGTAATGCTAAAGATGCTCCTGATGAAATATCAAAAGCTGAAATTTATCATAATATATCACAGAAAGTTTGGAAAAAGAGTGAGGGAATAAGAATAATTCCTTGTGCTTTTATCAAACAATATACTCATTGGAAAGAAGTTGAAAAAGGTGGTGGTTTTTTAGGAGCCTATGATTCTTCTTCTGATATTTTAACAAAGACCAAAAAAGTAGAGTCAAAAGATGTTTATATAGAAAACGGTGAACTGACTGATACTTATATAAGAACTGATGGAAACTTTTTTGTGTTATTTGAAGATGAAGAAGGAATATGGAAGCCCGCTCAAATATCTATGTTTTCTACAAATTTCAAGAAAGCAAAGTTATTGAATACCATGATTAAATCACAAGTTATGGAAGGTAAAAATGGCCCCTTTACACCACCCGCTTATGCATACATTTACAGGCTTAAAGGTGAACTTGTAAAAAAGGATGCGATGTCTTGGGCAGTTTGGGATATATCTTTAGAAGATTCTGTTAAAGATGTTGAAGTCTTACAGGACGCTAAAGTATTCTCACAATCTGTTACAAAAGGTGATGTAGTAGTCAAACCTGAAGTAGAAGTTGCAGAAACAAATAGTGACAACGAAGACTCAGGTATGATATAAAAAGTTTGGGGGCGGTTTCTTCTTATTCTCTCCTTTCTTCCCCGCCCCTAATTGCCCTACATGATTGATAAGTTTAAACAAATATTTGAAGGTCTTAATCGTGCCTATGGAATCTTTATTATTTCAGGTGAAGTATCTGATAAAAATAAAGTCAAAGGTACGGGTAAGGTTGTTCAAGAACCTATCACCGATGTAAATTGGCAAAAGCATTTGAAAGGAGAGGGAGCATCTCTCGGAGTTATTCCTATTAATGATGATAGTAAGTGCAAGTGGGGTTGTATTGATGTCGATGTTTACCCTCTCGACCACAAGAAAATCTCACTATCGCTGAAAGAAAAAAAGATACCTCTTACAGTTTTTAGGTCTAAATCTGGGGGATGCCATTTATTTTTATTTACAACTGATTTTATACCAGCAATAACGATGAGAAAAAAATTACAAGAATTTGCATCGTTACTTGGTTATGCCTCTAGTGAAATTTTTCCTAAACAAATTGAAATTAGAACTGATAGAGGTGATACAGGAAATTTTTTAAACTTACCTTACTTTGAAGGCGAAAACTCTATGCGATATGCATATGATGAAGACGGCAATGCACTGAAGCTTTCTCAATTTTTAGATTATTATGATGAAGTTGCTGTTGATCCAAAAAAATTCTCAAAGCTGAAAGCTAAGGAAAAAAATACTAGCGATACTCCCCTTAGCGACGGGCCTCCTTGTCTACAAACTATGATGACTTTGGGAATACCAGAGGGTGGTCGTGATGAAGCTCTATATCAATATGCTGTCTATGCGAAGAAGAAATGGAATGATGAGAACGTATGGTCACAAAAAATTGATGAGTTTAATAGAGACTTTATGCAACCACCCTTGAGTAGTTCACAGGTAATGAAGACAATTAATCAACACAAAAAACAAGAGTATCAATATAAATGTAAAGTTCCTCCTATGTGTAATCATTGTAATTCTACAGAATGTTCTGTTCGACAATTTGGTATTGGTGAAGACTATGCTTCTCAATTATCTGATTTAAGAAAATACCAATCAGATGATTCTATATGGTTTATGAACATTGACGGAAAACCCATTGCATTAAATACAGATGAATTATTTTCACAAAGTTTATTTTTAAAAAGGTGTATTGATGAGATTAATATTATTCCTTTTCCAGAACCCATGCCTCAAAAGAAATGGATACGATTGTTAAATGAATTACTTTCAAAAGTACAAGTTATTGAAATGCCAAGAGAGATAACAAAGGTTGGAAGATTTGATAATTTATTAAATTCTTTTTTAGATGAAACTCCTGTCGCTGATACAAGAGAGCAGATAAAATTAGGAAATGTTCTTTTTGAAAAAGATGAAAAGAGTGAACAAACAAAAGCATATTTTAAAATGGAATTTCTCATAAATTATGTTGAAGAAAAGAAAAAATTTAAAGGCATGTCTACAACAGAAATGTCTGCTCACATTAAGTTAAAAAGAAGTGGTGGTCATCACCGATTATCTATTAATGGTAAAACAGAATTTGTTTGGATGGTCCCTTATGAGCGATTACAACAAACAAGTTTTTCTGTACCTGATATGGATGATGGATCGGAGGCATTGTTGTGAAATATAAACCAACTTATGAAAACTTTGGTCATAGAGGTTCTGTAAAATATAAATTGGAACAAGCTAAAAGAAAACGTGCAAGAGAACTTGCTGAAAAATTATTAGGTAGAAATTATTTTACTAATGCTCAAGCTTTAGTTTTAGAAAGTGCAATTGAATTAAGTAAGAAAAGAGACAATGTATAAACAACATCTCAAAGGAATGATTTCCCACCAATTTGCTTTGGTATGGTTAGCGGAAAATGGCTACATCCCTTTTGATAATATTTATAAAATTGGTCCCGTAGATATCATTGGGTTTCGTCATGGCACAGTACATCTCTTCGATGTCAAGACAGAACGATATTATTCTGATAAAGTTAAAGTATCTCGACACAGGGGTAGACGTATTTATTCCAAGAAGTCAGATGAGCAAAAAAAACTAGGCGTTAAATTTATTTACGTCACAGAAAACGGAGACTGTCACATTGTCTAAAAAAATAATTTTCGGACCTCCTGGTACAGGAAAAACGACAAGGTTATTATCTATTGTTGAAGAAGAATTGGCTAGGGGCGTTCCACCTGATCGAATTGCCTATCTTGCTTTTACACGCAAAGCGGCTCAAGAAGCAGTGGAACGAGCTGGTAATAAATTTAATCTTACCAAAAAAGAATTAATTTGGTTTCGTACTATTCATAGTTTTGTTTTTAAAAATTTAAATTATAACTCCGATGAAGTTATGACACCTCAGCACTATCGAGAATTGGCTGAGGTAATAAAAGTTCCCCTCCTCAATGTCACTTCAGCTGATGAAGTTGGCGTATCTGTACACAACAATGAACATCTTCGTGTCTATGATTTATCCAGAGCGAGGGGAACTACATTAGAAGATGAATACAATCGCTTTGGTCGTATTGATGGTGGCTTTTTTAAAACAAAGTACGTCATTGAATCATTGATCAAGTACAAAGAAACCATGAACGTGAAAGATTATACAGACATGCTTATGGATTTTGTACAGATCGGGACATCGCCAAAGCTAGAAGTATTAATTGTTGATGAAGCACAAGACTTGTCGTGGTTACAGTGGAACGTGATTAACAAGATCATGGCTCACGCCACACGAGTCTATGTAGCGGGAGATGATGATCAAGCTATCTTCGATTGGGCGGGAGCTGATAGTGGTCGTTTGGTTGATCTTGATTGGGAAACAGAAGTGTTAAATCAATCATATCGTGTACCGCAAACTAATCATGAAGTAGCAGATCGTTTAGTCCAAAGAATTCAACATCGAAAACAAAAGCTTTGGAAACCTAGAAAGTATCGAGGTTTTACGCAATCCTATGCTTATAAACTCAATGCAAGTAGTTTTGATCATGGCGAGTGGCTTATCTTAGCTCGTGCTAATTATTTATTAGATAATATAGAACACGACTTAAAACAATTTGGACATCACTTCATTCGAGGTAATCAACCAAGTGTCAGCACCAAACTTTTAAAAGCAATTGAAACATGGGAAAAACTTCGCACAGGTCAAGATGTAGATTTTTCTGATGTTAAGGATTTGTATTACTATATGTCTGTTGGTAATCGTGTTAAGCGAGGACATAAATCTTTAAACATTCAAGTTCTTCCGGGACAAATGTTTTCAATGAAAGACTTACAACAAAATCACGGTTTAGTAGCTCATGCGAACTATCCTTGGCATCATGCCCTTGATAAAGTAAGTGAGAATAAATCTTTGTATGTAAAGACGATGCTACAAAAAGATGAAACAATGTTAACAACTCCGCCTCGAATAAAACTGAGCACGATTCACGGATCAAAAGGTGGAGAAGCTGATCATGTGATGTTATTAACAGATCTGTCAAAGAAGACGGAAGATAAACTGCTATCGAATATTGATAGCGAAAGGAGAGTATTTTACGTGGGAGCAACAAGAGCAAAAAAATCATTACACATTATTAGAGCCGAAGGCAGTAGAGAATTTACGGAGATATTTCAATGAGAATAATTTATCAAGACGGAAAACTATTAGTAAGTTTAACAAGAGACGAAGTAACAAAAGTTAATGATGAGATAGGTAATCCTGTTGAATTAGACATTGGTAATCTACCGATGCTTCATGAAGATATTACAAAAGCGGCAACTTATTATTTAAAACACATTCAAGTAAAAAAAGAATTATCTGAAAGCAAACATGATGAATGAAAACAAATTTCCCAAAGCAAAAACAGCACCTCCTGAATGGATGCCTCCTCAAAGTGTTCCAGATTTATCTTCGGCTTCTTGTAT